GGTAGACATCCTTGGTCAAGCATGGCATATACGTTTGCGCCGTATAAAAATTCACACGTAGATGAATTAAAGAACGAGCTAGATATTTTGGGATATGCAATTCTAACAAAAACAAAAGCCCATGTAGAATATACAGACCTTTCCGGAATAAGACATCTTGCTCGTGATATAGAATATCGAGAAATTCATATGAAGGAAGAAAAATGAAGAAAGCCCTTGCGTTCGATGATGTTTTGATAGTACCGGGGTTCTCTTCCATTAAGAGCCGTAGAGACGTAGACCTAAGTGTTGACTTCATGGGAGAAAAGCTTACCTTGCCCGTCCTAAGCGCTCCTATGGACACGGTAACGAATACAACGCTAGCCATTGAATTACACAAAGCCGGAGGATTAGCAACCCTTCATCGCTTTCAACCGATAGGTTCAAATGTTAAAGAGTTTCTAGACGTTACCGAAGCAACTGGCCGAAGTCCTATTGTATCTGTTGGATTAAATGACTCAGAACGGCTAGACGCTCTTGTATATGTTGGGGCGAATAAGGTATTGCTCGATGTTGCACACGGCGGAATGAAGGTAAACTCGGAATGGATATTTAATGTTAATTCAAAATATCCTCATTTATATTTAATGGTGGGTAATTTTTCTATAGCTCGTCAAATTGAAATGATTGTTTATGAGGCAAATGCGGAAGACCTTAATGAACGCCTGGTATGGCGGGTGGGTGTTGGAGGAGGGTCGGCATGTACGACTCGCGTTAAGACAGGCTGCGGAATGCCCACATTGGCATCTATTATGGATTTTGCTGCTCAAGATAACAACGAGATTATCATAGGCGATGGCGGCTTTAAAACTCCCGGCGACGTAGCAAAAGGACTTGCTGCAGGCGCTTCCGTAGTAATGCTCGGCGGAATGCTGGCAGGAACTGATGAAAGTCCCGGGGAACAGACATTGGGCGGTCTAGGAGCAGTTCCACGTAAAAAGTTTCGCGGTTCTGCGGCAGCAAGCTCTTATAAAGACCAAGTAAAAGAGTGGTCTACTGCCGAAGGTGAAGAGTTTTATATTCCTCTTAAAGGACCGGTCAAGAATATTCTCGCTGAAATTGAGGGCGGACTCCGAAGCGCTCTTTCGTATGTCGGAGCTAGCAACTTGACAGAATTCAGAAAGAATGCTACATTTGTTGAGGTCACTTCTAACGGACACGCCGAATCTTCGGCTCACGGAAAGAAAGCGTAGGATAGCTATATAGGATATTTCAAGATTTCATCCAAACTCAATTTAAACGAGGCTCCCATTGGGACTCGTATTAACGAGAGCGATTTCAGTTCTCTTACTGATGACGGCCAATTTGTACAGCTAGAATATATTGAAGAAGAAGATAAGAAAATTGAACCCTATTACGTTAAGCCCGGTCTTTGGACCATTATCAAAAATATGGCAGGCTTAAATCTTCAAGAAACTAGCTTTGTTAACGATAAAATTCTGGAATCCCTTGTACAGACGCAAGAAGTCACCGATAAAGTAGACTGCTTTTTCCGCAACGTTCACGTCTACGCAGAAGAAGGAATTGAAGTTGCCAAGCGCGGTGTTTTGCTCTACGGCCAAGCTGGCGGCGGTAAAACAACCATTATTAACAAGGTAGCTAATGAATACGTTAAAGACGGTAAAACTGCCGTTATTGTATGGACTACCGACAAATTCGAAGCTTATCAAGTTAAAGATTTTATCAAGTCTTTCACATACCAAGGTGTTGAGAAGCTCATTCTTGTAGTAGAAGACATTGGTGGTACTGAAATGAACGCTCCTGGAGCTATGCGCTCTGATGCGAGCTTGTTGAGTCTGCTAGATAACCAAGAGAAGACGTTCAGCATTCCTACGCTAATCCTAGCTACTACGAATTTCCCCGCCAACTTCATGGGGAATCTTACAAATCGTCCGCAACGCTTTGATGATAAAATCGAAGTAGCTCCTCCTAACGGAGAAGCACGGGCTGCACTATTAAGGTTCTTCGGTAAGGGACGGGAAACAACCCAGTCAATCGACGCTATTAAGAATGCTAAGTGTGAAGGCTTTACGCCAGCGCATATCAAGGAGGCCATTATCCGTCATCGTATTTATGAAAAGCCTCTTCATGCTGTTATTAAAGAAATGATGGAAGAAGTACAAAAATACAATAAAGGATTTGAAAAAGGTCGCTCCATGGGAATTGGATCGGAAGATTAATGTCAAAGTTTCTAAATATAACAATTCGCGATCACTTTTTGAATAAAAAACTAAAGACCGCTAATAGCTATGAACTTCTAAACAAGGCTGAAGATGATTATATGAATCCTAATGATATATATCTAACAGTTTATCAACATCTTTTCTTATCTAAAGCCAGAGCGCTTATGCGAGGTAAGAAGATTCTCTCGTTTCGAGATATTCCCAAACGTTATCTATATCTTTTGGATACATAATATGGCTAATTGGAAAGACCTTTCAACTCGTATACCGCCGTCTGTACACACAGGCAAGAAAGACCGTTTTGAGGTTGTATACGTAGACTCTTTCCTAAATTCTGACCATGTAGGGGAAACTCGTTTTGATCCAAAGCAGATTGCATTAAAGACCGGTCAAACCGAACGCGAGCTAGTTCTTACGTATCTTCATGAAGTTTTTCATGCCGTTGACCATACGCATCAAATAGGTCTTACAGAAACACAGGTAAGAAAGCTCGAAAGAGCATTGATTCCGATTCTTAAGGAATCAAATCTTTTCACTCCAAAGAAAAGGAAGAAGAAATGAAAATTTGTTCTCTTTCTAGCTGTGATAAAAAGGTTCATGCTCATGGATTATGTGGACCTCATGCACATAAGCTTCGCAGGAAACTAAACCCGCTTGCAGACAAAGAATATGAGAAGACACCTAAGGGATTTTTAATGAGGCTTTATAGAAATATGAAATCTCGAATTAAAGGTGTACAAAAGAAAAAATTTCACTTGTATGAAGGTAAATATCTTCTACCAAAACAAGAATTTTATAGCTGGGCCGAATTTCATCCTCAATATGTGCAGTTATTCAATAATTATGTGGCAAATGGTCATGATCGAAAATTAGCGCCATCCGTTGATCGTATTAATCCGGACCTAGGTTATATTATCGAAAACATGGAGTGGGTTACGATGTCTGAAAATAGTCGAAGATCTTCTGTAACAAGAAAGAGGCTTAAATGAAACGTTATATTATTACCTCGGCAGTCCCAGGCTGCGAGCCGCACGAAGGATTTATTTCAACCATTAAGAACTATAACAAACGGATGAAAGCTGAGCATCTTATTATTGCAACTCCTAAACTGTACAAAAAAGATGAGTTTAGCCCGGGACTTATTGGTGCAGGAAAATTTCTTGAAAAGAATCTTAATCTTAACAACAATATCATAATTTCTACGATGCCTATTAACCCAGAGCAAACAGACCCAATTACAGGACTTGATCGCCTTTCTCATAACGAAAAAAGCGTTATTTATGGCTCCCCCAAGCAAAGACTCAAATCCGTAGCTTCGCCTAGTAATGATTTTCCTCGGGTTTTAATGACTCCGGGCGCTTGTACGCTACCGTACAAACGTAACAATAAACGCACAATGATCGCGACACAGGATCACGTAGTCGGCGCTATTGTTGTTGAAATTGAAAGTCCTAGTATATACCATTTTAGACAGGTCCAAGCTTCCAAGGACGGAAGTTTTGTTGACTTAGGTATAAAGTATAGCCCGGATGGGAAAACGTCAGAAATGGCAGTTGAGGCTCTTATTCCTGGAGACTGGCATACCGGATACACAGACCCCAACGTTCGCAAGAGCGTTCTAGAAATGCTTGAACAGTTTAAACCGAACTATCTTATTATGCATGATTTATTTGATGGCATCTCAGTAAACCATCATATTTCACATAATCTATTACTAAAAGCAATGCTTGGTGCTCAAAACAACGTTGCAGCAGAACTTCAATTAAACGCAATAGAGCTTGCTGTTTTAGAAAAACATGTTAAAAAGCAAGTTATTGTAGTTAAAAGTAATCACGATGAATTCCTTGATAAGTGGCTAAACGAAGGTAAATATCTATATGATACACAGAATCATATTACAGGATTAGAGTTAGCATTGGCTAAAGCACAAGGACACGATCCGGTGGAATATGGCATTAAGAAGTATCAAAAGCTAAAGCGTACAAAATTCTTAAAATCAGATAGCTCATTTAAGATTACTCCCAAGCGAATTGAGTGTGGAATGCACGGACATTTAGGTCCTAATGGAGCCCGGGGATCTTCCGCTGCTCTTGAGAAATCATTCCTATCTTCTGTAAGCGGCCACAGTCATAGTCCTGAAATTTTACGCAATATAACAGTGGTAGGAACTAGTACACACCTTCGATTAAATTATAACAAAGGTCCTAGTTCCTGGATGCAAACTCTTTGTATAGTCTATGCAAATGGAGATCGCCAGCTTATTAACTTTATCGGTAAAAAGTGGAAAGCATAATATATGAAACTCGTAATTGCCGGAAGTAGAACTCTTAAACCAAGCTTTTCGTTTATTTGGGATGCCGTAAAAATGTTAGGCGTTCACGACATTACAGAGATTGTATCAGGAGGCGCAGAAGGGGTTGATTCCGAAGCAGTACACTTCGCCGGTCATATGCACGTACCCTTTAAATTATTCAAAGCAGACTGGGACAGTCACGGTAAGTCCGCTGGCCCTATTCGTAATAAGAAAATGGCCGAGTACGGGGACGCCTTATTGCTTATTTGGGACGAAGAATCTCGTGGTTCAAAGAATATGAGAGATAATATGCTATTGGCAGGAAAGCCTATCTACGAAGTTATTCTAAAGGCTCCAAAATGAACTACGAAAATGATAATAAGCTTAAAGCCATGATGGATCTCTTGGACGAACTCAGAATTGCTCCATATCCAGCCGGAATGCTTACAAAGATTCTTATAACCCTGGAACATCGAAGCATTAAGTATTTGCTAGATGATCTCCCCGAAGGTGAAACGTATTCTTTTTATTGTGAAAAGTTAGACGCTCATCTCATTGATATTGTTAAAAAGAGCAGGTAAATTGTTACCGTACTTGACAAATAACCAATTAGTGTATATACTTTAGTCACATAGGAGAATTATAATGGAAAATCAACAACAAACACAACAGCTACTCACAATCCCCGCAGATGTTTTACAGGCAGCGCTAAATTTCTTAGCAGAGCAGCCCTATAACAAGACAGCGGGACTCATTACGTCTATCGTAAATAGCGCTAAGCCTTTAAACGGTGCGAGTGCTACGCCCGAAACGGTGTAATATGTCCGATTCAGTGAGTCACCCCTCTCATTATAATAGCGGGAAGTTTGAAGCAATTGACGTTATTGAAGATTGGGACTTAGGGTTCAATCTAGGCAACACCGTTAAATATATTTCAAGAGCCGGTAAAAAAGATCCAGACAAGCATCTTGAGGATCTTAAAAAGGCTCGCTGGTATTTAGAACGTGAAATTGCTAATTTGAGTAAAGTGCCGCCAATGCAAATTGAAGAAGAATATAAAGTTTTAGCTGAACTCGAAGCGGAACATAGACATTTCGGAGAATCAGAGTACGGAGGCTAAATGAATTTAAAGATTAAAAAGTTACATCCAGACGCTAGGATTCCAGAACAAATGACAGCAGGGGCTGCTGGATTCGATCTCACTGCGATCAGTAAAGAATGGAATGATACAAACGAAGTTCTTGTATTTGGCACAGGCTTAGCTATTCAGATCCCCCGAGGCCATGTGGGACTTTTGTTTCCCCGCTCATCAATTTTTAAGTCTGGGCTATCCTTGGCTAATTCAGTTGGAGTTATCGACTCTGACTATCGAGGTGAGGTTAAGGCCATGTTTTACCCCGGACGACCCAAGGCGAACTACAATATTGGTGACAGAATTGTACAGTTAGTTATTATGCCTATTCCGGCAATTAACATTCAAGTAGTAGATGAATTAAACGACACTAAAAGGGGTTCGGGGGGCTTTGGGTCTACGAATTCCTAAGAAAGTTGGTTCCAGTTGGCGAAGAAGAACCGAGATGACTATATCGAGTCTCTCGAAAAAGAAGTTAAAGCAGCGAAAGCATTAAACCGACAACTCATGAGGCGTCTGAAAAAGCTAGATCGAAACTTCAAGGCTATAGAAGAATTAACCGATTCAGAACGGCATGAAGACGATAAGCAAGTACAAAAAGAAGAGCAAGCTAAAGCTCTTAGATGTCCGAAATGTGACCAAGGTCGAATGGTTGATTTTACGTTTATGAATAGAACATTAAAGCGTTGTACGTCTTGTGAGTTTCGTACAAAAGCAGCAATAACGAAGGAAGAAAAATGAAGTTCGAATATACGATTATTGCGATTAAATCCGCAATCCCGGGGTCGGCCAGCGGAACATCTTTTACTAAAAGTCTTAATGCAATTGGCGAAGAGGGTTGGGAACTAGTTGAAATTCTAGATAAAAGCTTATTAGGCGAACTTACTGCTATTTTTAAACGTGAAAAACCAAGTCAATTATTAAATAATGGCAACATTTAACTTCAAATCCTGGCTAATTTCTACATTACGTAGAGCAAGCTACAGATGGCCTCCAAGGACGGAGGCTTTCAAGGCTGCTAGAGTAGAGCGAGGACTTTACAAGTGTGAGATGTGTACCGGTATCTTTCCTAAGAAAGAAATCAAGCTGGACCATATTCAGCCTGTTGTTCCTGTAACGGGGTTTACTACCTGGGATGACTTTATTAACAGATTATTCTGTGAAGCGTCCGGATACCAAGTAATTTGCGAAACCTGTCATTCAAGCAAAACGGCAATAGAACGCGAGCTTCGTAAGAAATACCGTATCCCAAAGCCAAAAACGTCTAAAAAGTTGACAGTTCCTAAAGAATAGTGTAGGATAACAATATGAAGCCTATAGACAAAATTAAGCAAATCATTTTTGACATGAACGAAAAGGGAATTCCTTTACCCGTTCTGCGCGATCCAGATAAAAATGGCCCGAGCCTCAGTTATATGTTCTATTACATCACAGGCTGGCTAATGGTTGCTAGCTTAGTCGGTAAGCTATCTGGCCTTCTGGGAACAGTTGATACAATGGACGCAGTTTATGCATTTTTAGCAGCAGGCGGTATGTACCATGGAAGAAAAATTCTATCGGATGGAAAATCCGTCACAGTGGAATCAAATGAAAAAGAAGAGGATAAAAAAGAATGAATCTAATTAAATTAATTGTTAAACCGGTTCTAGCGCTATCTCTATTGGGTACAGCTAGCTACGGTATTCTCAAGGCTCCTGAATGGCACGGAGAATATATCCGACGTAAGGTTGGAAGCCAAGTTGTAATGCTAACCGACAAGAGCGGAGAACGGGGCGGAACCGGGTTCCAGCTTCAAATGCCGTCTGGCGAAGTTTTGACTATGACAAACGCACATGTTTGCGAACTTGAGTCTCTTGGACAAATCTACGCTCGTCAAGGTCGTCGAATTCATCCCATGACTATTCTAGAGAAGTCAAAAAAAGCAGACCTATGCCTCCTCAATGGTATTCCTAAAATGACAGGATTAGAAGTAGCTGATAGCCTTACCGTTGGTCAAGAGATGGGCGTTGTAGGACACCCGGCCCTTATGCCGCTGGCCGTAAGCCGAGGACACCTTCTAGGGTACAAAGAAGTTGCTATCTTAATAAATGAAGGAGTTTGCAAAGAAGAAGGCGAGATGTACAAAACAATCGAAGACGATTGGGGACCTCTTTGTGTAGAACAATTTAACGCGGGTCTTACAACTGTTGTCGTACTTGGCGGTAATTCCGGCAGCCCGGTCGTTGATTTCTACGGGAACGTTGTTGGCGTTCTTTTTGCTGGCCATGGTCCTTCTGGTGGAAATTGGGGGATCATCGTCCCATTGTCAGCACTAAAAGAATTTATAAAAGATTATTAAAATATGAATAAAAGAAACACTCCGTTGTTAATAGGGTCTAAGTTCAATAAGCTAACTATTGTTGAAATTTTAGAAAATTATTATGATAACACTACTTATAAAAGAAAATTAGGTTATAAATGTGTCTGTGATTGCGGAAAAGAAGTTATTCTTAGACATAAAAACTTAGTTCGACCAACTACTAGATATGCAACCAAGTCTTGTGGATGTGCGCACAAAAAGAGCGGAGATGAATATAGCCCGGCGTTTAATGAGGTTTACAAATACTACAGACTAAATGCACAAAAGAGAAAATACGGGTTCGAGTTAACCAAAGAACAATTTACGCCTCTTATTTTTGGAAATTGTCACTTTTGCAAAGACCCCCCGGGCAATAAAAAACAAGATAAAAGAAAAACAACAAGAATGACATATAGCGGAATTGATAGAAAAGACAACACGAAGGGTTATACAGTTGAGAACTCAGTTTCGTGCTGCGCTCCCTGCAATCGTATGAAAATGGCATTCACTGTGGAATTTTTTAAGGAACAAATTGTAAAAATTTATGAAAATATGGAGAACTTTTAATGGAATATTTACTAGGCCTTATAGCGCTTTTAGGTGGCGGGCTATTTTTCTATCGTACAAAAGCTAAATCATCAGGGGCTCTTCTTGAAAACAATGACACGAAACGTGAACTTAACAAAATTGAAGGACAAACTGAAGTCCTGGCTGGCCAACGCACTATTGAACAAGAACGAAGAGAAGCTATTCGGCATAATACACAAGAAGCCGGGGGGGATGTAAGCAATGACGAACTTATCAAATTTATTGATGCTCTCGGTACTAAGCGTAAGCCCTAGTTTTGCTCAAGATTCTGTACTCTTACAAGCCCAAGAGAAAGCCCCATTTACAGGCATTCTAATCAAGCCCGAAACCGTACAGGAGCTGCGCCGCGCTGTTATAGAGCGTGACGGCTTGTCCCAAGAGAAGGTTTCATACGAACGCAGCCTTGAGCTTTATAGGAAGTCTGATGAGCTAGGTCAAAAGAAGGTGGATCTTCTGCTAACGCAAAATGACAAGCTTGCTTTAAGATTAGGTGAAGAACGTTCTATGAGTAATTGGCAGAGGGTTGGTTGGTTTTCACTCGGCATTATAGCAACAGGATTTGCGGGATATAGTCTTGGAAAAATTAAAACAAGCAACTGATTTATCCCTTGAGGAACTCTTACAGAGCGTCGAAGAGACGAAAGAGAATCCTGAGGAGTTGCTTGACCTAGACGATGTTTCTAGTTTTTTTGCTGTATGGAAAATTAAGCCCGGTAAGCATAAAGTAAAGAAGCCGTTTTTGTACGAGTTCTATAAACAGTGGTCAAAGGACCCTCTAGGACCCTATAAGTTTGCAGCTAGAGCCCGCGACTTCTTTGAACATAACGCATCATATTACTTTCTCGACAAGAAAGCCTTTGATATTGTTGATAAAATTAGACAGGTAGCCAAATCAGTAAAACATGACTTCACTAAGTCCACTAGGTACAAGAATCATCTAGAGTATTTCTTTGCCGCAAATAGAGTGACCCCGGGGGACTTTTATTTCCCCGCTAGCATATTAGCCATCTTGTACAAAACATGGTGCAAGAAGAATCATTTTAAGGCGGCATTAAAGGGTTGGCGTTTTGACCACATGTGTAAGACGTATTTTAAGAATAAAGTAACAGAAGACGGCTTAATGCTACGAATTGATACAAGCATTTTAAGTTATCTGTCAAAAGAGCAATTAGAGAAAGTTAACAATGGAAATTATGGTAGTAGCAAAGAAAAAGAATAGACGTAGCGCTCAGAAATACCCGACATTGAACCCGGGGTATAATCTAAAGCATCGAGCGGAACTGCTTGAATGCGATTACGCTGATAAACTAAGTGAAGACGAAAAAGCGTGGCTTAATAAATTTAACGAAGAATACGTTAATGATAGCCTTGATCGTAAAAAGAAGAAGAATAACCTTCATAATACAAAGAAGCTTATTAAAGACTGTGATGATCGGAATAATGCTAGACGTCGGGATGTTTTAACGTGGGCGAAAGCAAATAAAGAAGACTATACCCTCAAAGACACCCATTCTTATTCAATCGAAGACAAGCTGATTGCTAATCTCGACAAGAAAAAGAAGCCTTAACGTTTTTTATTTAGAATTGACGCCAATGCTCTAAATTTATTAGATTCCATTGGTTGTTCGTCTGGCAACAAATCTTCAACTGATTCAGACGCTTTAGGTGCATTCATAGCCCGGGATGCCATTGCAACATCACCATATTCGCTGCTAGTAGGCACTAAACCTTCATCCATTACCCAATCAGGTAGTAGCCCAGATTTTTGATCTGCATATCTAGTATTGCCTGGATTAGCTCTATTAGCTTCACCAAACGGACCATAATTAACCCACGAGTTTTGCCCGCGAGTTTCTGTAGTCATAGCTTTCGCTGCCTTGGGACTAAACATTCGACGATGAGCTTGCCAAGCGTTTTCTTCGCCAACGGGACCAAAGCCCGGGCCTTCTTTAGCATGACCAAATACATCATGTACAACGCGGAACTGGTCGTTTACGCGCATAGGCTTTCCGCCCGCCATTTCAGCAGTTTCTGCCAACATCGGATTATCTGCTATTTGTTCCGGAGTTAATGGTGCAGATCCGAATCCGTCATCTGTTGAAAAATACTTTATTCTCTTATTCTTCTGTACGTCTTCTATCATGTCAGAAGCACCTTTGGCGTAAGGATTCTCCCCACCGCTAGGAATAGGCTCAGGTACAATTCCCATATCTTTAATAGCTTTGTACTGCTCTTGAACTTCTTTAGCTAGAGCTTCATAAGCTTCTTTGACTTCGGGATTAGAGGGATCATGCTTCATTGCCTCGTAAGCATCAGCAATACGCTTACTACGAGCCGGATCAACTTTTGCATAAGCAGCTTGATCCACAGCGTCGCCCTTGGATAGCTTTCTAGCCATATTTCTAATAGCAGAAGAGAATCCTTTTGATGATTTTGCTAGTCCAGCAATTCCCTTTTCTAGCATCAAAGGAGAAGAAAGGGATGCGGCATCTATCAAAGGGTCTAAGCCTTCTTGGAATTTCCTCGCTTCAGCAATTTCTTCGGCAGGAGTTCCCGGGGCAGACTTACCCGCCATGTCTCTAAGTACAAGCTCTCTAACGAGTTCTTCTTGGGATAAACCGCCTGGTATATTACCATATCTATTTAATTCAGGCCCCTCTCCAGCAGCAAAAGACGGGGCGGGAACACGCAGGCTCTTTCTAAGCTTAGAAAAGTTCTTGTAATCGGGCATATTAATTAAATATACCTAATTCGTGTAGTATTTTAATAAATCCGGCAATACCGGCAATTCCTATTGCCACACCGACAATAGCCCTAAAGCCGTATTCGACCATTGCAACGTGTGTTTTGATTGGCTTAAGTTCGCTAACGAGCTGTCTTTCAAGAACCGTGCTACGGCGCTCATGCTCATCGACAATTCTTGTATTTCTATCAAGAATCTTCTCAAATACGTCAAGCCTACTGTCAATTTTCTCAAGCTGCGTATCTATTTTATCGAATCGCTTTTCGCTCATGACTATTTACTCCTGTGGTTCTTCTTCGCCTTCTGAGAGCCGGTTAAATCTATCACGATATACTTTATTATTCAAAATCTGGAAAATAACAGCGTTCTTGGAAACGGTACCTTTATTTTGTATAGAGCTTCTTAACGCTGCTCCAATTTTAGCAGTAATGGGATCTTGTTCAAAAGCATCTGCTGCCTTGCTTAATCCGTCATCGCCCATATTAAGGAGTCTTTTCGCTGTTTCTTTTGGCTCGATTTTCTTAGCGAAGCTTTCTATCTTACCGCCAAGTTTTCCTAACCCGTGGGCTGTCTTAACTTTAGCAGCTTGTTGCAAAGGAGTTAATCCGCGAAATGCTGTATCTACAATGCCTTTTGGTGAAAGGCTGGGAATCAACGTACCGAAGTTAAACGGTTCGTTAAGAATTTTAATTACTTCTGTACGCTTAGCTGCATCATAGAAAAGATTTTCAAGGTCGTCAACTTTATCTATACCTAGAAGCTTAATTGTACCAGGATGACGAGCTTCTAATTCAGATAGCCCTTCTTTGGCGTAACTAAGAGAATCAGCAACGCTGCTCCTGCTGCTACCGCTATTAATATTTTCAAGAGCCCATTTAATGCCAGACAACGCCTTTTGATCTTCAACGCGCTTAAATCCACCCATTACATTAGAATCTACAGTGCCTTTTTGTGCAAAGGTTTCTGTTCCAAATTTCTTAAGATTATAGAATCTATCATTAGCCTTGCCAATATCAGGAAAGACTTCTTTCATTGCCATATTAACTTGAGCGCCGAATCTATTCGCAACGCTACGAAGTTCTGGATTGTTAAGTTTATTAGCAAGTTCTCCTACTTCATCGGCTAAATTAGCAGCCTGGCTAGCAGTAGGATTTGCAGACTTAAGCATAAACAGCTTATCAAGAACACGCTTGTATTCACGGTCGTTCTCGTAGCCAAGCTCAGGACGGTTTTTAGCATAAACCTGAAGCTTTTGAGCAGCTTCTTCTAAGTCGTCCATAATAGGAACTTTTTTACCGGAAGCGTCCGCAGCCGCGTAGGCGCTTTGTACTTCATCCCGCAATTTATTTTCAGCACCCTTAAACTTCTGGTACAAACCAGCCGCATCTTTATTACGAAGTTTTGCCGACTCAGCTAGAGTACCGCGAGCCTCTTTAACGGGAGCGCCAGAAGAACCCAATTCAAACGCTTCACGGAGCACTTCATTTGATTTAAAAGGAGACTTAAGAGCACCGGCAGCTTTTGTAAGTCCTGTAGAAACGCCTTCTTGTACTATGGACATACCAGGCTTTAATGTGCCCCCGGCAACCGCGCCTAATGTAGCGCCGCTTAAAACATCTTGTTTAATTTTATCAGCGCCGTCTTCCAAAGTAGCCTCAGAAGATAATCCACCTTGAATAGCACCAGCAATAGCTGCTTCTGTGCCAGCCGCCGCCGCCTGCTTACCAAGCTCCGTAGCCACTTTTTTCCCGCCCAGCTTAGCAGCTTCTTTTACGCCGACAGAACCAAGACTTCTAGCAATGCCCGCTTCTAAGCCTAATCCGCCGGTAGCAATACCAGAGCCCACGGCTCCTGCTATGTTACCCACAAGAGAAGCAGTAGGACTACGTTCTTCGCGCTTTTTAAAGGCAGCTTCGGACTCTTTTTGTCCTTCTCTGTAAAGATCAAAAAACCCTTTATCAGAGCCAGTAAGCTTCTGTGCGCCAGCAGACCCAAGACCGTACAATTCGTCAGCTCCGCCTAGTAAAGCTCCTTGTGTAGCTCCTGCGCCAAAATCGGCCAGAGTTTCAAGGTTATCAGGATGCTGATATTTTTCATCGCCCGCAACGCCAACGTCTTTGAAAGACATTTTAGGTTCAACGGGAACTTCATCAAATCCCTCGTCTAGACCAACGTCTTCGAAGCCTTCGTCTAATTGATTATCGGCCATTTATTTCTTACCTTCGACGATTTCTTTAGTACCGTCTGAATAAATAAACTGAGTCTGGTTAGTTTTGGGATTGTATCCTTTTTTAACTACAGATTTAGAGGGCTCTTCGAATCGTTTAGATTCCTTAACAATTCTACCTGGAGCCTTATTATCGTCTTTAGCTGGGATGTCGCGGGAATCTTTACCCTTTTCAATGACAGGGGCTTTTCCCGATGGCGCTTTTTCTGAAGGTACTTGTATCATTTCTTCAAGCTCCGGTACAATGAAACTAACAGGTACACCCATTTTATTAGCTTGATTAATATATGGGGCTGCTGAAACTTCCCAGGCCTTTTTTTGACCAGCAGCAGCTTTTGTCGCAAAGTCAAGAATATTACTACGTTCTTGGGGAGTTAAAAGCTCACCCTTGTACATTTTATTAATGAATCCTTGAGTTCTTGCCGGGATGCCGCGAGCAGATCCAACGAACGTAATTTCACCTTCCCTGACCGCAGATTCTGGGTCAAGGGTTTTAATGAAATTATAAATAATAGCGCTGTCTTCTTGGGGATTAGGGCTTGCTACAGAATCAGCAATAGACTGTCTTGCTTGATTAAGCGTATTGAATTTATCAAATTGTTTATTTTGAATCTTTGGTGCTATTTTTTGAGCAAAAGCGTTCTGCGCATCATTGAGCTTTGTTTCAGTTTTAACTAAACGACCGGCTTTAAGTTCTTCACGACGTAAATCAATCTCTTTTTGTTTAAACTCGCGACTTTCAGCGCTTTCTTCTTTACGAGCAACTTGTGCTTCTTTTGCTGCAAATTTCTGGTAAGCGTAAGGCATAACTTTTGCAGCAGCTTCCGCTGACATATTGCTAGGTACAGTGACGCCAAATTTAGCTACGAAATCTCTGAACTGCTTAGAAATAGCAGACTTAGGATCTGACTTTTCTTTCTCAGCACGCTTCTCGAAGTCTTCCACAACCTGTCCAGAAGCCTTTGCTTGTTGAGTAAAAATATCTTGGGCAATAGGCTTAGTACCGGCGATAGATGAGCCAATAAGCTCTGAAGCGCGTCCTAGCTCGTTTGCCAGGCGTCCTTGGGCTGCTTGTTGTTGAGCAGCCTGTAAACCGTCTACAGTATTTTCTGTAAAGCCTTGATCTTCTGGAAGAACTAATGGTTCTTCTACAGGAGGAAGAGGAGTCTGAGCAATAGGAGCAGGAGGAGCTACAGGAGCAGCTTGAGGTTGTCCTGCGGGCATTTTAGCTTGCGGGGGGATAACTTCAGGGGGAAGTACAGGGGATACAGGAGGGGGATTATTTACGGCATTTTGTATAGCGGCTTGTGCCGGATCTTGAGGTCCGCCGCCGTTACCGCCGCCCATCATGCTATTAACAGTAAGAGCCCCGCCGCCTACCGCAGCTCCACCTAATAGAATTTTATTAAGGGCAGAAACGCCGCGATCAGCTTTAGGAATTATAATATCTGGAGCAGCCCCGCGAGGAGGAATTGTAGCAGGTAGCATTGATGCTTCAGGAGGAAGCACTTCGGGGATAGCTTGAGAAACCATAGGAGTTTCTGGACGTAAAGCGGGAACTTTGCTAGAGTTAGGAGCGCCGTAGTCCAAGAAATCTTGGTTGCGGGCAGCAAGGTCGGCGTTATCTATTAACTCTTTACTGGTTAATCCTTGGCCGTATCCTTCAACTTCATCTAAAACTAACGATTGAGGGTTGTTTAAAATTTTAGCAGAGTCTTCTGCTGATTTATTTGCAAGATTCTTGTACGGAAGATTTTCAACGGGATTAGCTAAGGTCATATCTAAATCAGCTTGACGAGCTTTTCTAGCAGCGTCAGCCACTAAATCATCATTCATTTTCTTCATCATCGGGCTGTTTTTAAAAATATCGTCGCCAATTTCAGCAGCTTCGTCCGCAAGCATAGGAGCCGCTTCAATGACCTCATCGCCGACTTCCATTGCAGCGTCGGGGATTCCTCGTAGAAATTTAGCCCAATTAGTAGCCATTATTTAACCTTATATCCTTCACGCATGTAATATTCGTCGGGAGTTTCTTCTTTAGGTTTAGCTAGTTGAGTCATAGAAGTTGCAGCAGGAGCAGCTTGTTTATTAGCAATAGCACCAGCGGCTGCGCCAACGCCAGAACCAATACCAGACATCATGTTAGCTGTACTAGCGGCCTTACCTGTTTGAATATTAGCTTGATTTAATTGCGCCTGAGCACGAGCCTGAGCACGGCCAGCGACATCGCCATAATACTGTCTACGAGCGTCGGATTGACGTTGAGTTTCGCGATTAGCCATTTGTGTATTGGCGTCCATAATAGCTTGTTGTTGAGCTAGATTTAACTGTTGTCCTTGATTCTTAGAACCAACGTTACGCATCTGTCTATTAATAGCATTTTGTACGTTAAAGCGTTCCATTTCGTCAGCAGCTTCCGCTGTAGTTTTATTAAACGCTAGGTCTTGTCCGCGAATAGATCCGCCTAGTTGCCCGGCTTGTGCCATTGCTTGTAGAGCGCGTTCTGAAGCAGCTCCGGCCATTTCATCGCCAGAAGCAGATTGTTGATCGGCAGCCGCTTGTGAAGAAAGAAGACTAGCGGCTAGCTCTGCTCCGCCGCCCGCTTGGCCGCGAGCTTGCATATTTTGTATAATTTGTTGGCGTTTAGCTTCTGCGTCTCTTTGAACATCTTGACGCATTTTATTATAGTTAGCGCGGTCTTGAGCAGTTAGACCTGTACGACCTGACTTAGAAAGACTCTCTAGAGCACTCATTTGAGCGTCTTTTAAAGAGGAATCTTCTGTAATCTGTGAGACTTTGGAAACTTGTTGATTAATTTCTTGTTCAAGTTCCGGGGTATAAATACCAGCAGACTTGAATTTCTCAAGCATTAAAGGAATTGCTTCATTAGGAGGCAATCCTAATGCGTCAATTTCGTCAAATGCATCTTGAGCAAGCTTTTCTCCCTTTTTACGTGAACCGCGACCAAGCAAATTGCCTATCGCTCCAAATACGGCGGGAGCCGCTGCTGCTATTGCGGTTGCTGCTGTTATTGCCATATTAGAATGTCCTCAAAAGATTAGTCATTTGTTCGTCGGCCTTTTTAAACCCAAACTCTTCATATCGAAGAATAAGCTTAGGATGTGTAGTTACTGTGGAAACAACTTTATAACCAAGATTTTCTGCTTCAGTTAAAAGTTCATCAATTAATAGATCAAGCCCTTTAGAGCGATCTTGTGATTCAGATTCAGGGTTTGAAATAACCCACTCAAGAAAACATAAATTACTATCAGTTAAGTACAAAAATCCAGCACATACCCCGGGAACAATAAATCCAGTAGTAGGAAGCGTAGCAAGCGGAATAGGAGCCCAGCCGCGCTCTTTCCACCAACCAGAAACTTCATCATGGTGCTCGAAAGTAAACTTAACTATGTTCATTAATAGCCCCGAGCGTTAAACGCGTCAAGACTAGCTTGATGGGTCTCTGTAGCAGCCGCCCGCGCTTGATTACCCTTGGCGGTTGCTGTTTTAACAATTAGTTTATTATAAGCATCAAACTTAGCACGTTCTTCGGGAGTAGTCGTTATGTTTTTACCGAGTTTATAACGAATACCTTCGTATTCTTGCTTCTGAGGAGCAGCTAAATAAAGCTCTAAATCTTTAGATGACGTAGCTGCGGGAGTTTGTGCGTGCTTTTGATATACGTTATTTGAAGAACCAATATCAGCTTTACTCTTTTCAAGACGACTTAGAGCGTCTCCGCTATTAAGAAGGGTATCTTGATTAATGTTTCCAGCGCCAGCTTTGTATGCTTCGCCGAACGTTTGTTGTTCTTTACCGGCAAGCCTAGACAATGCATTAATTTGAGCACGTTGAGCGTCAGATGTAATATCACCGCTAGCTGCTTCGTAACCACTTAGAATTTGGTTAACGGCGGTAGTAGGGTTAGCGCCAATACGCTGAGCATCTGAAATAACTTTTGTTAGCTTATTTTTTGTAGCATCGTCCATTCCTGAATAACCAGAAATCAGATTTTCTATGCTAGCGTCTCCGGCTCTAAAGCCGGGACCTTGGTCTTGAGGGTTTAATGCTTGTTGTATTCCAGTTTTAAGTCTTTCATAATCAGCAGATCGACGACCTTCGGCTATAGTTTCAGCATCTCGCGCATCTTTAACTTGCTTTTCAAGTCCACCGCGAGCGCCTAAAGCCTGTTCGCCAAATAACTTACCGAACGCGGCATTTTCTCCAGCTACAGCTTGTGCCTGTTGACGAGCGGTTTGAATGCCACCAATAGTTTGTTCTGCTAGTCCACGAGTTGAGGCCCTAGCTTTTGCAAGGTCTGCACCACTAGCACCTAAAAGAAGGTTATCTAGCTTTTGCTGACCAAAAGAATACTGAGGAGCACCTACAAAGCGTTGTAGGAGTCCCTGGCGACCGGCAGAGGACCCGCCTAGTTTGCCTAGTTGCTCAGCTTCAGCCGCCCGACCGGCTAGCTGTGCTGAGTTTTCAACATCACGAGGACCCTGATAGTCCCCTTGAAGGAAGGTTTGACCCTGAGCGAGCATATCTTCACCCAAGGCTTGTCCGCCTTGTAATGAACCAGCTTGTGAAAGCAATTGTTGTGATTTTTCTCGATTAGCATCTGTATCCAGACGACCAGCGGCAACGCCTTGTTCGAATTTTTGACCAGCTTGTTGCGCTTGTTGCTTAACTTGCTGCCCTTGGCCTTGAACGCCACCAGCTACTGCCTGTCCGAGTCTATTTCCTTGGTTAGCCTTAATTATGCTTTGAATATTAGTAAAGCCAGTGCCCTTCGGGCCGCCAGAATTGCCAGCAGGCCTTACAGGCTGAGTTACCCCTAAGGGAGACTTCTTATTTAAATCTTCTTCTTTAACTCGATTGTCGTCCATAGATACCCTATATAAGTTGGTAATTTTTCATGTTTTATATGAAAGAATTAATTAATAATAGCCAATGATCTTTATACTAAAAGTGTTAGAAGCCGGAAGGCCTGTAACATGTTGAATTTGTATTCCCGTTTGAACTTGTTGCCAGGTAATAAAAGGAGCCCCGGTTGGATAAATACTTGAATTTGTTAGATTCGCAGCTCGAATAACTTCAATTCCCTGTAAATTCCGAGTCTTATCGTCTAATGTAAAGATAGTAGGAATAGTGGGAATTCCGGAGGCATCTACAGTTACGCTGAAATCTTTAACAATACAATCAATATTGTCATTAATAGATACTTTTTTATTTAAAGCATCAAAAACAACCTGTTGATTGATATTCAAAACGCCTGAAAGCTTATCAACAAGAGCTGCGTACTCTTGCGGAAAGTCAGGAGTGTAGATTCGTCTAAGTCCCGGTAATTTCACAGATAACCTCTATTTGTAGGCCCTTGAGCTTTGGCCAAATTCACCAGTCAAACTGACCCCGTAAATTGCATATTGTTCGCGGGCAATTCTATGCGTAAACTTCAACACTATATATCGGCAACGTTGGCAAGGCCCGGGGACGTAAGTTCTGAATGGCGCGCTGTTAGAAGCCCCGCCGAAGAATCCAGACCCAAAGAATCCACCCATACCGAATATACCATTGCTATCAGCATTAAAATTAACATCAATGAACGCGGGCAAAAGATCTGTCGCAAAGCTGACTGTCGCGCTAGTAAACGCTTTATTTTGGAACATGACAGTAGCTTCGCGAACGTGCTTAAAGCCCAAAGGATCGCCCATTGTGAGAGGCTTGTATACAAAACTAGTTTCAATATGCTTGTACAAAGTAATAGGACCAACAACGAAATCTAAAGCTTGATTTACTGTGACTCGCTTGGTCACTCTGTTAATAGCAGTAATTACAACTTCTTGTGTAGTAGTTGTGTCTGTTTCTGCATAATTACCGAAAGTAACTACTGTATCAGTATTAAGTCTTCCAATAAGAATATTGTAGCAAGCTTTAATATCATCAAATGACTGTTCGTTTCTTGTGAAAGTTCCTACCCCGTCGGCAACAGAAATAACGTTGGCTGGGATTGAAAAAGTTGTATCGCTAACATAAGTAACCTGGAATGTTCCCAAGATCGAAGCATTTGTATCGGTATCCGATATAGTGATATAACGGTTGGTGTACAAAGAATGAGCAGCCGCTGTCGTAATAACTGTAGGGTTAGCTACAGAAACAGACGTAATTGCGACACTGTATGGCCCGGCTCCCGCAGTAATGCGATCTTTATAATCACTGTATCCCAAAGAGTCAGCATCGAGCTTTGTTGCCAATTGTACAAGCTTAGTTCGAAGATTATCTCCAGCAACAGCCGCTAGTGTGCTAAAATAATTCGCATCTCCGACGCCCGGATCAATATCAAGCTTCTGTAGAAGAGCGTTATATTCATAAATAGTTAGTTGTTGCTCTTGTACAAGGACATCGCCAATATCAAAATCTGTTACAGAAGTAAATAGAATAGTTAGGCCGTTATTTGATAAAGAGCCGGACTGTACATTTTTCTCAAATTCGCGATCCGCATAGTCTGTACGACTAAATTCTTTACGTTCTTGCTCGATGGAGTTTGTATCCCCCGCGCCCATATAAAGCTTATCGTCAGCCCCGACAATACCACATGTGTTTGTCTTGTCCATGGTAGTCCAGCTACCGGTAAGATTGCTGTAACGGTAAGCAGTTGTTGCAATACTATCAGTAGTTTCAACAACGGTAAATACTATATAAGCGTTATCGGATTCATAGCCAACGCCCCATGTAGCAGTTCTGAAGTCCGGATACTGAGCAGACGCCTTAGGAAGCACGTCAACGTCAATTGGACGTGAAATAGTCTGTACGCCGGATTCTGTGATGTTTTCAATGCCTTTTTTAGTCCAGCCATACACTACGTTGTTTAGAATGCCAATTGAATCGGGGGCAACGAGAATGCAGGACGCATCGAATAAAGACAGAGTGAAGGGAGAGCTTTCGCCTGAAATTCGGTATAGGCCGTCTTCTTTAAAGACGAAAAGAGAGTCTCGTAGAGGTACAATGCGTAAAATTGCTTTATCTTCAGCGCCAACATCAATGGTATTAACTAAAGGAACTGATTCAGGTTGTTGAAGTTTTGAGTAATACACTCTATTAGGCCTAACTTCATTGTCCGATGTATCAACGTCGGGTAAATAGCTAATACCTACTTCGTTAGCAACAACAGTAGAATCTGCGCCTAAAGACGCGACAATCCAGAACGCACTACTTGAAATAGTGGTAATTGTATAGATTCCATCAATGTCAATAGAAGGAGACGCGTTATAGCTTCCCGAAATAAGAATTTGATCTCCGGTTAATAAACCGTGATCTGTAACGTTGAGTCTAACTTGACCGGATGCTGGGTTATCAAAGAGAATGCTTGTTCCGGCATTCACGCTAAGATCGGGGGAAACAACCGGATTAAAAGATGATCCAGTATTAGAGCTATTTGCCATTATATAAAAAGGATTATCTGTGTCTGTAAGGGTCCGCGACTCAAATAACATCTTGCCCGGAACATCGGTAGATCCAGACAAGTAATATGCATATACAGAAGACGTACTTCTATTGATTACGCGAACCAAAGAGCGAGCTGTAAGGTCTACAGCGCGGGCTACTGAAGCTAGCTGCGATAGCAATACTTCATTATCGCTAGCTTTTTCTCCTTCGCCTTGAGTTGTTACTGTGACAGTAAGCGCTGTAGCAGTACCTTCTGTTGCGTCTGCGCAAGGTCCTTCGTCAACGTTTGTAACTATTACAGTTGGCGAGCTTACAATTTCAGCCCCGAAGTTAATATTAACAGCGGCAATAGCCCGCTTAACTTTATCCGCAACGTCAGCATCTAGGTCTGTTGACAAAATATCAATTACAACTCCTGTTTTATTAGCAACGGCAGGGTCTGAGCCAGCTCCGTCGATTCTAAACCAGAAGTAATACATAAATGTATCATTGGCTGAATTAAGTGTAAAGTATTGTCCCGCAGTGAATGCAGAAGCATCATCACATAGAATACTAGTAACTTCAGCAACGCCTGTAATAAACTTAAAGGTTTCTGAGCCAGCATCTGTTGCAATTGTAAGAGTGGGTGTAATACCGGCATTATAATCATCAATTAGCGCTTGTACTCCAAGCATGTTTAATGAATATCTATGTCTAGTACGTGTATTAGCAAAGAACGTATAGTTCTTGAATTTATTAATGTCTTTAGCTGCTGGAGGAACGTCGTTCGCCTGTAAGATGCCTTCGCCAGTAGAAGCGTTTGTATAAAGATTAGCCCCGCGAAACTGATCGGGGGTAATATCTTCTACAATAACTTCTTGTGCTGAAAGCTGAGGGTCTGTTGGGAATGCTTCATAGACAAGCTGTAGCTCGTCAGAAGGAGTTAAATCTGTAAGTACAGTAGTTTGAGTAGCTTCTACAATGGTACTTCTGTATACTTGATAAAAGTGATTTACTGTTACATCATCGGGAATAGTAAATTCTAATGTAACAGAGGCCGAAGTTGTGACAGCTAAAGGGGTAATGAATGTCGCCTGAGGAGTAGCTCCGATTATAGAGACAATTTCATCCTGTAGCTGGGTCATAAACCGCTCAAGGGTTTCCTGAATGGCGGCTAATTGGTCATGAGTGGCGGGGGTGTCAATGATAAGAGTATTAAGATCATCGTATTCAGCGCCGTCTGTGGCTAGAATATTTCTGTAAGCCCCGGACTCAATTGTGGCATTTACGCTATGTGTAACGGGACCTGTAGCGCTCGTAACGAAAACAATAGTAGTTCCCGTAACATCTGTAACAGTTCGAATCCCATCAAGAGTTCCTGTTGTTGGAGAAAATCCTGTTAGATAAATCTTATCACCAACGTCTAGATAACTAGAGGCGCTTGCTCCGCTAACTGTAATTGTACAAGTAGTTCCTGCAATAGCAGTTGAAACAATATTAAGAGGGACCCCGCCCCCCGAATCCGTGGCGTATAAGATAGCTTCGTCAATGGCCGTACCGAGAGCTATAATTTGGGTAGCTAAGCTGCTGCCGTCTGCTGTATACGGAACCTTATAGTTGTCCATAAAGCCGCCAGAAGGCCAGCCTGCCGCTGAATCTACAAAGATACCAACGTTATTATAGCCAACGTTATCTAGCGCTTCTAAGAGTCTGTTAAGATCTTGTGCAATAAGATTCGAAAGGGGGTTATAAACTTCAGAACGCTCAGAAGGAGTTCCTTGTACAAGATTTCCGTTAGCGTCTTTAATACCCCAAACAATTCGATATGCAACGGCGCTGTCAGCGGGAAGAAAGCCGTTTATAGCACCCAAGGTGACAGTTAAATGTGCTTGTGTGTCAAGAGCTTTAACTCCGCCAGCATTAGTAATATAACTAGCTGCCGTAGAAAGTTGATCGGTTGTTTTAGCTGAAATCTTCTTAATACCAGAATCTGTAGTAAAATAGAAGTTACCGTTAGATTCAACGCCCTTAATGCGAATTCCTGCCTCGGGCTCCGAATATGTTCCAGAGAAAGAACTAAAAACTTCGCCGTTTAGGCTAGTTTGAAATTGAAGAGTAGAATTATAATGACGTAGTAAAAGATCTTTATAACTAAGTAGTTGCTTGGCTATATTTACAGATGTACCAAATGTATTACCAAAAAGCTTAAAGCCACGACGAGATTCAATGACGTTATCACGTTTAATAATAATATTAGACGCAACATCGAAAGATCCATCATCTTGAGCTAATGCATTGCCTTGTGTGTCAAGACCAATGGCTTTAAGTAGTACAGTAGATGCCATTTGTTATCTCCAAAACCTGTATTTATTACCATAAATAGCTGAGGTTCGCCCTTGAACGTAATGATTTATAGCCGATACAGAACACCCGATAGCTTTAGCCGCGTCGTGAAATCCTATACATATGGAGCCCTTAATCTCGAACTTCCATGCTTTATGTTCCTGAGATTTTTTAATTTTATCTTTAAATTCTTGAGAAAATTTCTTACCTTTATTATAACCGGCGATAGTTTTATAGGCATTTTGTCTAAAAAACTCCTTCATTTCCGGATTATCCAGCGCCTTTTTAGTTTCCTGGGAAATTTTAGCTCTGGCTTGGACGCTAATCGACTCTTTTGAAGACTGAAATTCACGAGAATAATGGTTTAATAGATCGCATCCAATAAACTTAAAATAGTTTATATAAAATTCTTCCTTTTCATATAGATCTTCAGCGTTATCGACATATTCCAAATAAATTACTTTAAAAATTTTTCCATTCTTTTTTAGCTTAGAAATCCATCGTTTTGAATTTGAAAATTTTCCTGTTTTTTTGTTTACTTTATTGCATTTATAATAGTGCTCTCGTTGACATTCTACAAACTAATCCCGGACATCGCACCTACACATATGACGTAACTCTTGTTACGGCTTCTGGTACACAAGGAACGTTTGCTAAAACAAGCCTTCAACATTATTCTTCTACTGGTACAGGACAAGTTCTTGTATATATGCCCATTGTCGTAGGTGATTACATTGCCCTCGCTAACGAATGTATTATCCCTCAGATCCCCCCGGACCTTCATACCGGCCTAGCCGAACGTACAGCAGCTCGCATCTTAGCAGCCCGGGTGTCATCAACTAATTGATTTGGTCGGAGATAAAAATAGAAGTTGACGTTGCCGGTAGTAGGATTTGCTCCAATGGAGGGAGTTAATACTACGTCATTACCCTCTAGGTAATACTTGTGGATAGTTTCCGAAGTGCCTGTACTTTGTTGAAAGAAAGACTTATCGTCGGAGTTAATGCGAGTCACTTCATAGACATTGCCAACTGAGTCAGAGAAAGCTAGGTCGCGCAAACGCATACCAATCGCTCTGTTGGGTACAGGATAACGACTTATATTTGAAACTAGAGGGAGAACTTTATTATATACAAAATACTCTTCGTGGAATTGTAATATGCTGGGCACTTGAGAAATTTGCATTTCTTCGTTAGCAAAGGCCAACAGGTCACTTTCACTAAAAGTATTCTGTGATATAGGAAAAAGAATCTTCCTTTTGACAGCATTGATTAAATCTCTGCTCGTCATGAAAGGTTTATAAGTGGCCATGTTTGTACTTCCTATTTCTATTTAAATCCGACGGCAATTGAGCAGAAGAAATAATTAAGCTTTCTTAGCTTGCATTTTTTTCTTCATATCCATTAACTTAGCTAGTTTCTCGTCGATTTCTTCCTCAGAACATTCTTCAAGATTTTCTTCGCCTTCGTCGGGACTGATAGGAAGTTCTTCTTCTGCTTCGGCAAGTTCTTCACCGGGCTCAGATTCCATCATTTCGTCCATGCTGCCGAATTTCTTGCTGTCAACTAAGTCTTCAGCTTTCTTAAGACCGGCTTCTAAGCCTTCTTTCGTGTCCGATAGGACCGAAACTTTCTTCACGCCGCCTTTTAAGCCGCTCTTCATAGCTTTTGATGCCATATCAGAGAGGTCTTTCACTACAGACATTTTAGCGTCTTTAGCAATATCCGACATAGGCTTGTCTTTTTTCTTTTTATCCATTAATTTCTTGAATGCTTCCATTTTATCTCCTGTTTATTTTCGCTTAATTGCCAAAATATTTAGTTAATTTTTTCCACGGCGAAGGCTTTTTAGGCTTACCGTCGTCTTCGTAATCATTAGGGTCGTACTCGGCTCCGGGGTCTACAGGCTTACGTTCTTCTTGGCCGCCTCTAGCTCCTTTTGAAAAGAGCTTAGCGTATTCTTCGGGGTCCATCCATTTACCTTTAACGTATGGCATGTTAGTTACCTACCCGTCTTATAGTGAATGTATTATATGATCCACTAGGCCTTAGGAGCCTTGCAGTCCCTTCGTTATGAAATATAATAATCTCTACGCGCTGACCCGCTGTAAGACTTACGTCTGTTGACGTATGTAATGAAAATCTTCTTGTTCCAGTTGTCTCAACTGATTGTTGGAAAGACGCTTTAGATACGTTATCCACCATAATTTCAATCTCTAAAAGAGTCGTCGCCGTGAATGTGGCGCTATCGAATTGTACGCTAATATCTACATGATATTTTCCTGCAATAGGTGCCACAGCTCTAAATCCTGTGTTAGTGGTGCCTACTATATTACTCCCCGCACCTAATACCATTCCATGCGTATCATAATCTTTATCTTCAAAGTCCATGAACTGCGTAGAAGCGCTTGCAATTGAAAGAGCTGTATTAGTCGAATATCTAGCAGCCACCGTCTCACTAGCAGCAATGGCGCTGGGGCCGGAGATGCGTTTAATATTAAGTAAATTATTACTGGCTGTACCAGAAATAGTTGGCGTTGTTGCCGTGACGTTAAGCTGAACTTTAATAGTTTCTCCGGCTAGAAGATATACAAGTTTCGCTAGCTTCGGCCAAAAAGACGTCGAACTCGTTGACCATGCAATCTCAGTCTGCTGAGCTATTGTTGTAGCACCGTTCTTAAGAAGAATTACCTGAGCATTAGATGTTCCAGCTACAACGCCGCTGGTATTTATTCTAAACTGGGTAGAAAAGTCATACCAACCAGGAACAGGAGCAGTGTATGTCGTTCCACCGAAAGCGCCATGTGTATCAGCCTCAGTAGTGGTCCATGCGACATCCGCCGTCACCCCCGAAGTTAAAGCCGTAGCGGAACCATTAGCAGCAGTAGCAACCACCCTAGTATCCGTATCATTCGACATCTGCACGGTGGAGGACCAGCCGGTGATTGGCACTTCGAAATCAAAAAAGAATATGTCCCCGGTTGCCCAGGTTACAGGAACCGTCGCATTAACAGCGGCGTCATCTGTAAAAGTCGATACAGGAGTAAAAACATGCAGGGAGACTGTAGTCGTTGTAGCGTATCTAACACTGCCGTTATAAACCGATCCCGTACTTGAGTCGTATCCTTTAAACGTACCTACCGGACCCCTAGTGCTGCTTGATATTTTTCCCGTATCAATAGATAGACCGGAAGGAAGCGAAAATGATACAGATCCGCTAGCGGAAGTTGTGCTTCCGGAACTTACGCAACTGGCGATTTAACTGTTTACATGATTGCAGACCCTAGTGGTACTCCAGTTGTTATACAACCGGCTGGCTATCAGATTCAAAGCATGAGTATTGGTATACCT